GTGGTCGGCTCTCGGAATGGATGAACTCCGCATGCGTGCCGAGGGTGAGTTCACCACCGAATCGACGCTCATGTACCCGACCTTCAATGCGTCAGTCCACATGATGCAGAGGTCCGAACTCCCTGATGGTCGAATCCCATCGGACTGGACTCGCTATGTGGGGATCGACCCAGGCCATGCGGTCATGGCGACTCTCTTCCTCGCCATCCCGCCAGACGAGAAGTTCTGGCTGATCTACGACGAGTTGTACATCCGCAACTGCAACGCGCTGATCTGGGGAGAGCAGTTCTGTTCCAAGGCCCTGGAGCAGAACATCTACACCGGGATCATGGACATGCACGGCGGTGCGCTGCGTGACCTTGGGTCCGGAAGACTTCCGCATGAGCTTTACTCCGAGGAACTCAAGAAGCGCAAGTTCCGCTTCCAGTTGACGAACACGCAGTTCATTCCGGGGTCTGATGACATCCAGGCCCGCACGGCTCTCGTTAGGCAGGCGCTGCACATCAAGGGCGACGGCACTACAAAGTTGAAGTTTTTAGAGGGTGGGTGTCCGAACCTCCTCAGGGAAATCAAGCGGTACAGGAAGAAGACAACGACGGTCAACGGCCAGGTCTACGTGACCGACGAACCACAGACCCGAGGCGAGGTCCACGCCTGCCAAGTGTTGGAATACCTCTGCGCCAATGAGCCGAAGTACCACAAGCCACCCAAGACCTACGGTCCTACTCCATGGTGGGTGGACTACTTAGACAGGAAGAAGAAACGAGAGCGGGCGTCCGAAGACGCCTGCGTGATCCTTGGCCCGATGGGAAGCCGGAAATGACTAGCTACGAAATGCCCGAAGTGAAGATTGGCGACATGGTTCTGTTCTACGCCCATGAGGGCGCGGACCCTGTCATGGCGTTTGTGACCACCACAGCCTCGCGGACCCTGACGCTTTGGGCCGTGGTCCCGGGTTATGGCGGGGTTGAGAAGGCCAGCGTCCACCACAAGGACGATCCGGGGGTCCAAGAGTTCCCGGCTTGGAAGGAATACGGCTTCTGGGGACCCCGGCCGGCGGGCAAAGAAGCCATCCTGTCCGAGAAAGTCGCACTTCTTGAGAAGAAAGTGGCCGAACTTGAGGGCCGGAAGGGCAATAGACAGTAGGGAGATACTGCGTGTCCAACGATAACCCGCTCGCGCCCATAGCCAAGAACTGGCTCCGCCTCATCGACTTGGCTGAAAAGCACAAGAAGGCGTTCACAGACGATGCAAAAGAAGCTATGGGGTTCTACGCGAGCGACCCATCGGTTATGTGGGAAAACAGTTATGCCATGGGCGAGCGGGGCTACAACCGCGGCATCGACCCACCTGCGTTTCGGATGACGGTCAACCGTGTCTGGGAGGCCGTGCGTCTGTTCTCGGCAGTCATTCATCACCGGAACCCTGCCCGGACGGTCAACGCCAGGCAGTTCCCCATCATCGGCCCACAGCTGTTGGGAATCTTCCCGCAGCCCCCGGTTCCGCAGATGGGTCCAGAAGGCCCTGTGATGGGGCCTGACGGCCAGCCGGTGATGATGCCCGATCCTGGGGTGCAGGCGTACCAGCAGGGCATGGAGCAGCAGCAGTTCGCCTTTGAGCGCCGCAAGGTTGTTTCCAAGCTCTTGGAAGACTACCTCAACTACACACCCAACGAGCTTGATCTCAAGCGTCACTCTCGGAAGGTTGTGGAGGAAGCGTTCATCAAGGGTGCTGGCGTGTGGTGGCATGAGCTGTATTCGCCACCTGGGTCGAACGTGAAGATGGCTGGGTCGTTCTTTGACTCCATCGACAACCTGACTTGGGACCCTGACGCCGACGAGTTTGAAGACATCCGCTGGGCCGCACGCAAGCGGGTTCAGCCAGTCGATGAGGTGGCGGCGAAGTTTGGTCTGTCGATTGAAGACCTCAAGGGTCACGCCGAGTCTTACTCGTCTCGGGTGAATGAGGATCAGCGTGGGTACAGGACTCAGAAGAGAAACGGCAAGACGGCCGACCTCATCTGTTACTGGGAGGTCTACTCCAAGATTGGATTCGGTGACCGGCTCAAGGACTCCGACAAGGACCTCAAGGGCAAGTTCGATGCCATGGGGCCAAACTGCTACATCGTCGTTGCCGAGGGCGTGGACTTCCCGCTGAACTGCCCGCCCAAGATGCTCCAAGAGGAGGTGGACGAGACGGGCATTCCCCAGCAACTGTTTATGAACACTCAGTGGCCCATCCCTTTCTGGGCCGAGCCAAACGGTTGGCCGTTCACACTTCTGGCGTGGCACGGCAAGCCTGGCTACTCATGGCCTGTGTCGCTGATCCGCCCCGGGATCGGTGAGCTTCGATTCATTAATTGGGCGATGTCCTTCCTTGCAACACGCATTGCAGCGTCCAGCCAAGTGCTGATTGGCGTGTCGAAGGCTGCGGATGAGAACCTCAAGAGCAAGTTGCTTGAGAAGTCGGAGGGCGGTTTCAAGATTGTGGAAATCTCTGAAGCCATCGGCCGGTCGGTCAACGATGTGATCTCAGTCTTCCAGCTTCCCGCAGTCACAGAAGACCTATACAAGATCATCGCGGAGGTGACGAACCTCTTCGACCGGCGAGTGGGCCTGACAGAGTTAATTTACGGCATGACCAGAAATCAGTTCCGGTCAGCTGCAGAGGCCAACGTGAAGGCCGAGCAAATCTCGGTCAGGCCAGACGATTATGCCAACACGCTGGAAGACGCTCTTTCGGACGTTGCGAGGAAGGAAGCACTCCTTGCGAGGTGGTTGATTCAGCCACAAGACGTTGCCCCGTTCATGGGTCCGATGGCAGCCCAAGCGTGGCAGATGCACGTACAGCAGGAAGACCCTGACTCCATTGTCAGGGAGTACGACTACCGGGTCGAAGCCGGCTCCGCGAGGAAGCCCAACATTGCTACCAAGACAGAGAACCTCAACAACCTGATGCAGGTGATGATGCCTGTCGCTCAGGGCATGTTGCAGGCCGGAAAGCCGGAACTCTTCAACACCCTCATGGCCAAGTGGGGCGAGGTCAACCAGATGGATGTGGCCGACTTCGCCGTGCCACCACCCCCTCCGCCACCCCCAGGGCCTCCTCCTGGTCAGCCCCCGCAAGGAGGCCCTCCGCAGGATCAGCCGCCACAAGGCCCTCCCCCGGGACAGTAGTTGTATATGGACCTTCCATTCGACATCGCCAACGCCTCCTCGTCCGTGCAGGCCCATTACCGCCGCATGGTTGAGGACGGCCAGAATCCCCGGTTCGCAGAGATGTGTGCCCTGCAATGTCCTCCCGGGACGCAGGGAACCGACCGGGCGTTCATGGAAGGCCGCTACAACAACCAACAGTTAGATGCCATGCCGCTCCGCCAAGCCAAGTACGTGGCTGACGAAGCCAAGGCCGCTGGGATCAACATCTCGGGCAAGTACTACTGCGGCGGCATCGCCAACCATCGCGGCTGGCGCGACCCCAAGGCTTGGGTGTCAGGGAACGATGACGTTCTCCGCGTAGCCAAAGAGCGGCAGATGATGGTGACCGGGAGCGTCAACTATGACCCCGGCCCCGCCGCGCCAAAGCGGACGCTCATCAACGAATCAATCGTCAAGGACTTGGTGCGCCGGGAGAAGAAGAAGAACCCCGGCGCCAAGACTGCCGAACTCCGTGAAAAGGTCATTGAAAAACACGCCTACAGGGTCAAGAACCGATGAACGAAATCGCTCGCCATTTCTCTCCCGGCATGGTTGTCACCGCCAACTCTTCGGCGGCAACCACCTCGGGCAAGTTTCCCTTCGGCCGTTTCGGCGGCGCGTGCGTGATGGTTGCCAGCACTGGCGGCGGCACGCAGATCAACTGGTACGGAACCGTCGATCCTGTGGTGGCTCCGCTTCAGATTTACGCTGACGGCGCTGCGGTCACCACGGCACTGACGGTCGGCATCATGCCGGTTCCAGACGCCTGTTTCTCGTCCAACTACGTTGTCCCCATCGTTGCTGGCGCCACCACCTGCGCGATGACCGTCATGGCAAAGGGCTGACATGGGCCTGTCTCCACGCCTTCTTCGCCCGCAAAACAGAAACGCCGTTCATCCCGAAGCGGCAGCGTGGGCCGCTCGCGTTGTTGCCAACGGCGGCACGGTTGGCACATCGCTGCCAGCGGTGTCTGCGTTCTGCCGTGCCATTGACTCGGCATCGCTACGCGACCGCTTCTATCGGCTTAACTTGTTTTGCGGCACAGGACTCAACGCCGCACTGGTGCCGCTCTATCTGACGCCAGACAAGACGGTCACAAACCTGTTCCAGTTTGGGACAGACCAGACCAACGCGGCGTGGCTTGCTGGCGGGAATGGCCTAGTCACCCGCACGGCAACCACTGAAGTCGGGCCGCTTGGATACGGATACGCGACCAAACTCACAACGCCGTCAGCCCCGTTTGATGTTCGTCAGATGTACCAGCAGATGCCACTTGATGGGCGTCAGGTGACCGTGTCTGCGTGGATGAAGACCAACTCTGGCACTCGCCAAATCCAGTGGCTCACAGGGAACTCGTACTCCGATACCGTAACCGTCACAACAACGTGGCAGCGATTCACAAAGACATTCACGCTTCCGACTTCCACAGACGCTCGCACTGGATTTTCGACCGTCAGCGAACTCAGTGACGCCGCAGGGTTCATTTACGTTTGGGGAATGCAGTGTGAGTACGGCGCGGCTGCGACCTCGTACAGCCAGCCGAGATACGGCAACACCACCGACACCAACGTGGGCGGGCTGTTCGTATCTGCGAACTACAACGAGACAGGTGCGAGTGGCGGGCTGGCGGGCAACGGCAGCAATAAGTACCTCAACACTGGGTTCCCGACAAATACTCTTTCGGCCAGCGACCGTCACTTGGCGGCGTATCCGATCACATGGCCCAACGGAGGCTTTCAGTATTTCTTGGGATCGGAGTCTGCAGGCGGCATCGGCCAGCAGCAGTTTGCTCTCGGTCACTTCGACTACGCGGACAAGGGTGCATTTGCGTTTGGGCCAACGTCAGGAAGTTACCTCAACAACACAACTGCCATTTCTAGTGGCGGGATGTGGATGGGCGTCAATACATCAGGAAGCGGAACTATCTACAGGAACGGCACCGCCAACGGGACGATGTCCCTCGCCGCCGCAACGCCAACGGCATCGGAGATATATGCGTTTGCTGTAAATCGGGCAGCAAGCGGTAACGCAGCAAACTACTTCAACGGCCGCATCGGCGGCTACTCCATCGGCCTGTCGATGACCGCACCGCAAGCCGCCGCCTACAACACCGCGATGCAAGCCTTCCAAGCAGCCATGACGAGGAACGTATGACACTCGCAGACATCACGCTTCCGATGCCCTACGACGAGTGTAAAGACCTTGCCCTTGTCTACGACTACGCGACCGCCTCAGAGTGGTACACCATCCAACAGGAACACGGCGATCCTCGCCATGTGGCTGGCGGGCAGCAACTGACCGATGGTCGCTGGATGATGGGCGGGCATCTGCTCTCGGAACTTCATGAGGGTGGCATCCTGGCATGGGCTCTGCCGTACCTGACGCCGGAGTTCATGGCAGCGGTAGAGATTGTGCCCCTGGCCGACGCCCTCGCCCTGCTGCCACCAGAGTCTCCTAGCCCTGTGAACTAGTGAACAAATGCAACCAAAGACACATCGCTAATGGCCTACCTCACTTATTTCGATCTTGTCGAAAACCTCATCGTCTCCTCCTACGGCGGGCCGCAGGACGCAGAGCAGCGAGACATCCGCACGGCCGTGCAGCGCGCCTATAGCGAAGTCACCACAGTCACCGAGTGGTCGCACTACTACCAGCACGGCCGGATCATCACCCAGCCCCAGTATCAGACCGGGACGGTGGCGTTCAATGCCACAACCAACCAACTCACTCTGTCTGGCGGAACTTGGCCCACATGGGCCGCGTCTGGATCGGTATCCATCGGCCGGGCGATTGCCAAGGTCGCCACGCGCGTGTCCCCAACAATCTTGGCGTTGGACACAACTCTGACGTTTGCCAGCACTCTCGCAGCCGGCCAGGCATACGTTCTCTACCAAACCGACTACGCCCTGCCGGCTGACTTCCGGAACATGGACGAGCCGTCCAATGAGTTTAACTGGTGGTCCGGTCTGTATCTGAAGCCTGACGAAGCGATGAAGTTGGAGCGGGTCGGGAACAGGTCCGGAAGGCCATGGCACTGGACGGTCCTCAAGAACCCGAATGGGTCTGGGTACATCCTCAAGCTCGTTGGTTATCCGACATCGCAAGAGACGCTGGACTTCACCTACCGTCGCTATCCAAGGCAGATCAAGTACTCCGGGCATGAGCCGCGAGTTCGCACTGGGACAATCACCGTCTCTTCTTCTGTCGAAATAACTAGCGCCGACGCCAACTTCCCACCGGATTGCCCGGGGTCAATCATCCGCATTGGCACTGCATCGGAGTATCCAGGCTCCATAGAGTCAATGACTCCTTACACAGAAGAGCATTTGATTGCATCCCGCCCAGGGGAGGATGTGATTTTTATTGCCCCTCCCGGCTCATCATTGGAGTCATCGTACAAATACCTGATCACCGACCCCGCTGACGTTGCTCGCCACATGCAGACTGCACTTCACTCCTGCGCCTCCTACTGGCTGGATCGCATCCGTGGCGGCAAGGCCGACCAGTCCTTCTCCACTTATCAGCGCGACCTCCGCCTTGCCCTAGAGCAAGACCAGCTCGCCCCGCTCTCTGGCAGGACCAGGGAAATCTGGCATGACGGTGGCTGGAGGAGTCCGCTTAAGGCTGACGAGGGCGCATGATCATCATCGAAAAGTGGGCCGGGCTTGCTACCAACGTCAGTCCGTACGCCATCCCTCCCGGCGCAGCAGTTACCCAAGTCAATCTCCAGTGCCTTAACCCCGGACAACTGACGGTTCGCAAGGGCATGACTTCGATGTCTTGGACCACTCACTCTGGCTCAACGATCCCGATCACAACCCTCCAAAGGTTTCAGAGCGGGACGCTTGAGACGGTGGTGTACCAGAACGCTTCTGGTGTCCTGTTCTACGCCAAAGGGCCGACATGAAGATCAACGGCGCCACGCTCACTGGATCGACCAAGGTTTCGCTGTTTAAGGGTCAGTACAAGTACATCTACGGCGTGAACGGTGGCGGGCGTGGGATAAGGTGGTCGGGCGACGGGAATGCTGAGTACATCGGCATGCAGGCCCCGACCGCAGGGCTAACGATGTCCACTATCGCAGCGACGGCCAACATCGTCGCTGCCGTAGAAGTCATCGCGTCTGGCTCAGGATATTTCCAGCCGCCCACTGTAGCGTTCTCTGGAGGTGGCCTGGCCGCGGGCAATACGAATCACGCTCAAGGATTGGCGAAACTCAAGAACGGCGGAGTAGCCAATGTCATCGTCACCAACGCTGGCAGGAATTACACATCTCGCCCACAGATCGCACTCAGTGGTGGGCGAGGTAGCGGGGCCGAGGTGACCGTTGTTGTTGACGGCAGTATCGCTTCTGCCATACCTCTTACTCAAGGGTCTGGGTATACAAACGGCGCACTTGTCAGCTTCTCTGGCAACGGCATTGCTGAAGCCATTGGCGAAGTTGACATCACTGATGGCCGCGTAAGCGGCGTAAGGATTGTTAACCCAGGCCGCAGCGCCACGGGCGTAGCCACGGGCACAATCACTGCAGTAAATGGAGGCGCTGGCGCCACGCTGAAGTGCATCATGTCATATGCCGTCACCAACCTCACGGTCGTTGGCGGCTCCGGATTTGCCGGGACTGTTCCCGTGCAGTTCTCTTCTGTCAGCGGCTCTGGGGCTGCGGCGTATTGCATAGCAAACTCAGCTGGCGCGCCAGAAAACCCAGTGATCACCTCTCGCGGCGCTTACTCGGTCATTCCTACAGCAAGCGTCCTGGGAACTGCCGCCAGGGCCGAAACGCTTATCCGCTCGCCTATGCGAGGATCGTACCGCTGCGGATACAGGTTCCTAGACAACACGCTTATTGGGGACGGCGGGCCTATTCCTTCTAGCCTCTCGGAACTTGTCACCGTTGAGGCCGGCGAGGGCGCCTCGGGTTTTACTTGGAACTGGTCCAATGCCGCCGCGGACTCACGGGCCGTGGCCGTGGAGCTGTGGCGCACATCAGCAAACCAGGCTGTTGTCCTTTATCGCATTGCGCTCCTAGAGAGGTCTGGCGGGCTGTTGCCGACCTCGTACACGGACACCATGGACGAGGCAACGCTGATCAGCCCAACTAGGTCTGGATACGGCCTGATGCCGATCACTCTCCCGTCAGGCCAGCTCAATGCGTATCGCTTTGAAGTGCCGCCCACGGACATGGAAGACGCCTGCTGGTTCCAAGACCGCGCCTGGTACGGGGCCAACACCAACGGCACGCGACCAAACACGCTGCTGTTCTCTGAGACAGATGAGGCAGAATCCGTTCCGCCCGTGAACGAGATTGTGATCCAGAACAACACCGGCTCCCAAGACCGGGTGGTGGCCTTGATTCCCTATGGCGCCATGATGCTCGTCGCCCAAGAGAAGCACATGTACCGCCTCACGTACGTGGCCCAGCCAGTCATTGACGCGGCCGTGACTCTGGCAGGATATCGCGGGCTTCTGAACAAGCGATGCTGGACCACCTTTGAAGGCGGGCTGTACTGCGTTGACTCGTTTGGCATGTACGCCTTCGACGGCTCAAGCATGGAGCCGCTATCTGTAGCGGTGGATGATTACTGGAGAGACAGTGTCATTGACTTCTCCAAGTCAGCCAACTTCTTTGTCCAAGCCGACCCGGTTTCGCGGGTGATTCGTTTCCACTACTGCAAGTCCACGGACGGCACCACTCCCCCGAGGGCGCTGTGCTATTCGCTTGCGACAAAAACTTGGTGGGAGGAGACATATCCCCAAGGGGTCGGCGCCTCCACCGTCATCCGCATAAGCGGCAAGCAGTCCTTAGTCTCTGGCTCCGCCGATGGGAAGCTCCTCAAGGCCAACACGGGCCTTGTGGACACAAGCGGGAACACCACCGCAACCATCCCGTACCAACTGCGCACTGGCCCGCTGGTGATCACGGACGAACCAACCCGTCAGATCGGTGTCCTGTACAAGCCCACCGCCACCACGGCCGACCTGACGCTCAAGGTTCACTACAACAACTCATCCACGGCTAGATCGAATGCCGTTGACTCCGACCGCGGCGAAGGAGTTGTGGCTTCCCCGGCTGGCGTGGTGATTGACATGCGAACCGGACGGTCGGCGCTTGGCGATTCCAATGGCTACTCAACGGCCCGGTATTCCGGCAGGGCCAACGACCGCTCGTCGGGTGCAGACAGGCATTTAGCCGTCGCCCTGTCAGGCTCTCAGTCATCCTCCCCGATTGTGTTGCACGGCGTCACCATCGGTGGAGTGACTGCGTAATGTACACACAGCAGAGCAATGCCTTAGCCGCTGCTCTCGCCCTCCCAGCAGGCCAGCAGCAGTCTCAGGCGCTGCTGCAAGTCTTCGCCAACTGCATCCAAGGCTTGCGCCAGAACGGCCCAGTGTCCATCAACACTGGCGCGGGCAGCCAAGCACCTCCGGGGGGCGTGATCACTTCACCCCCAGGCGTAGGAAGCGTCACCAACAACTACTACGACGGCAACACCAACAACACAACAAACAATCTCCAGAACTACCTAAACGGTGGCGATTACCGGACGATCAACAACTACCCGCCCAACGTCTGGAATGTCAACAACTACGGCGGTGACACCAACAACAGCTACTTCACCACCAACAATGACAATACCAGCAATTATTATGGCGGTGACACGTTCTATGGCGACAACTACCTGACCACCAACAACTACGACAACTCCCAAAACTTCAACATAAACAATCAGACTGACTACAACACCTACAACAACTCAACGAACAACGTCAACAACTCCATTCAGAACAACAACATCAGCAACTGGTACAACAACCAGTACACAGACAACAGCTACAACGACTTCTCCACCACCCTTCAGACTACACAGAACAACTACAACCAGACCGTCAACAACTTTGAGGGTGACTCCTACTTTGAAAACACCGTCAACCAGGGCGATGTGATCAACCAGTCCACGGTCATCAACCAAGGGGATGTGATCCATCAGGGCGACACGTACCTGGACGAAAACAAGACGTTCATTACGAACGACAACCGCACCATAAACCTGATTAATTACATCACCAACACGGTGATAAACATCATCCAGGGCGGAGGCCAAGACGGTAAGGATGGCAAGGACGGCCTTCCCGCAAAGCCCCTCCCGCACACACATGCGTTCAAGGGCAAAAAAGCCAAGATTAAGGTGCCAAAATACAAGTTTAACGCGGAATCTTGCGCCATTGAGGAGGACGGCACCAAGGACATTGAATTCACGCCACAGGGCACCGTGGAGAAGAACGCCCTTTGAGGGCATTAGTCAGTAGGAGAAACTCATGGCCTTTATCAAAGTCCCGAACTACACCTTCAGCGGCGATCCGGTGTCCCAAGCCGCGGCTGCCAAAGTCGCCTCGGATCACTTAAAGGCTTACGGCCAAGTTGACTCCGCCCAGGCTGCCGCCAATGGCCAAATTGGGGCTGCCCAAGCCGCGGCCCAGGGGACGCTGTACGGTCAGCCGGCCAACATCTACGGCAACTACGCCACATCTGGCGCTAACGCCTTTAACGCCTACAACCAAGGCATGAGCGGGATTGGCTCGTCGCTGGCCAATCTGTACGGCAACTACGGCAACAACCTCCAGAACCTGTATTCCAATCAGACTTCTGCGATGGGCCAGACCGAGGCAGCGCGGCAGATTGCCGCCGCCAACATCGGCACGGCTGGCCTGAGTTCGATGGGCCAGATGATGAGCGGGGCGTTTGGTGCCCAGGCCCAGAATCAGTCTGCCGCCTACCGGGCCATGGCCGACATGCAGGCCGCGAACCAAGGAGCCATGAGTTCCTACGGGGCCTCCCAGAACAATGCCCTCGCCGGCCTTGGTGCTTCCGCAGCGTCCCTTGGTGGCGCTGGGGCAAACGCTTACGGCCAGCTCGGGACCGGAACCTCCACCGCGAGGGCCAACGCGGCAAGCTCTCTTGGCACTGCGTACGGCAGCGTCTTGGGCGGGATTGCAAACTCGGCTGGCAATCTTGGCACTGGCTTGGCGACGGCTCGGGGCAACACGGCCGGGGCGCTCGGGTCGGCCTATGGCTCCGCGCTCAACAGCTACAACTCGTCCAACGCTGCCCTTGGCGGAAGCATGGCCGGCGCTTACGGCAACATGGCCGGCGCGATGGGCAATGCGTACGGTCAGGCTGCCGGAAGTCTCGGCACCGCCGCAGGCAATTTCGGATCGGCCACCAACACCGCCCTCGGCAACATGTACGGCACACTGGGGACCGCCCAAGGGCAGTACGGGGCTGCATCGCAGACAGCGCGTGGCAACATGCTGTCTTCGCTGGCCAACACAAATCTCGGCGGATACAACACCGGCGCCAGCTATCAGGCAGACATGGCCAAACTTGGATTGGCCCGGGAGCTTGGGCTTGGGCAGATCGGAGTTGCTGGCAGCGCGTTTGGTGGTGGCGGCGGAAGCGGTGGCGTAAGCATGACGGCGGCTGGCGAGCCGCTCGGGTACGCATCTGGCGGCTACTCGTCTGGTGGTGGTGGCGGAGGCTATGGGGGCGGCGGCACTGGTGGCGGATACTCGCCCAATCCTTCGCCGGCCTGGTATCAGAGTCCGCAATACTTGGCACCTTTCCCGAACCAGACGCCATACGCCGCAAGTCAGATGGGCGGCGCAGACCAGGCCGTCCTCAGCGGGCTTTATGGGACAGGTGCGGCGGGCGGTGGGGCGATTGGGAATAACTCCGCTTCGACCTACGGCCAGCTCGGCGCTCTCTCAAACCAGCTCTCCAACATCCCCGGCATGTTTAACTCGGGCATGCAGGGCATCGGGTCCGCTGGCCAGCAAGGGTATGCCAACCTCAACAGAGGATTAGCATCGGCCAACCGCCAGATTCCAGGCATGCTGAACACCTCCATGCAGGCGATGGACCGCGATGGGGCTAACGCCTTCGGGGCGCTGCGGAACACGGCCAGCCAAGCCGGCGCCATCCCCGGCATGTTGAACACCACCATGAGTGGCATCAACAACGACTTCTCTCGGTCGCAGTCAGGGATCGGATCGTCACTCAGTCAGGGCTATGACGCGATCAATCAGTCTCGCAACTCCATCAACTCGTCGCCCATCGCTAGTTACCTCATGCAGACCGGACAGGCCGGCAGGGATCAGCTCGGTAGTTCGATGGCTACGAACGACAACCTGTTGGGCAGTTGGGTAAACAGTGGCCTTGGCAACATGCGTGGCGCCTTGGCGAGTGGTTATGGCCAACTCAACAACGGCATGAACCAGTTCTACGCCAACATCCCACGCGACGGCGCGGAACTTCTGGGGTCGGCACTCAAGCAAGGCGCTGGCCAGATCGGCTCTATCGGATCGCAGATGGGGTCGGCGTATGGCTCGTTCAACAACTCCAACAACGCAGGTCGCCAAGGCGCCATGCAGCAGGTAACTGACCTGTACAAGATGGCCAACGGCGGGTTCCAGCAGCCACAGCAACGTCCGATGCAATCGCAGGCCGAGATGATGGCCAAGGCCCGCGCCGACACCGCCGCTGCGACTGCCGCGTGGAAACAGGCCAACCCAGTGAGGCCGACAGGCAATGCCACGTTCGACCGAATGAACCAGGCGTACTACCGCTAATGCTCTCATACGACACTGGCATTCAAAACAAGCCGCCGGTCACCCAAGGCATGCAGCAGCAGGCTCTGGCCGGGCTGGCTGCGCAGGGTGGCGTACTTCAGTACCCCGGCTCGGCAGCGGATGTCTACAACGCCCGCGCCATGGCTGCGGGCTTGGACTACGAACGTGCCGCGGCAACCACCAACAACGAGTACCTTGCCAACGCACAGAAGGCGCAGCAGTCCACAGCTCTCGCGGGACTGCAGCAGATGGCTACGGCCCAGCAGAACGCAAACAACCTCGCCAACTCGCAGCAGTCGATGAAGCTGGACTATCTCGGCAAGTTGTCTGGCGGGCTTAACGGACTTCTCGGAAACATCTTCTGATGAACTACGCCACAACAACTTCGACGTTCGCCCCGCAGCAGGTCCCGAACACGCAGGGCATGTTCAACACGGAACTGGCTAATGCCCAGGCAGCGGCCGATCCGCGATTCAACATGAAGGCCATGGACCGCAATGGCGTGTCCCGTGGCAAGGGGACGATGGCTGTGGCGGGCATTCAAGCGGCCCAGAACCTCGCTGGCGGCATTGCTAAAGCGTATCAGGTTCCCGCTCAGGATGCGTCCACCAACGCCAACAACACGCTCCAGTACCAGACCAACCAAGAGAACTTCGGTCAGGGCATCTCCAACATCGCACAGCAGAACGACTACGCCAACGCGATGGCCGCTCTGCAGCGCAATCAGAACGTACTGAACTTCCAGGGTAACGCTCTCGGCGGCTTGCTGGGGAGCATTGGTAACACAAGCAATCTCGGTTCCTTCGGAAACTACAATGGCACGTATAGATTTTGATCTAGACGATCTCACCAACACCGCACTGAAGCGGCTGGTCAAGCAACTCCTTGTCGCTGATGACGATGAGGAGAAGAAGATTGTCAAGAACCTTGGCAAGAAAACTGGCGCCAAGGCAGAGAAGAACGATCTAGCCGACCTCCATGAGGAGAAGCACGGCAAGCCCAACACGCCGATGGTCACTGACGATGACCTCCCGTACGACGGCGATGACGAACTGCCTGACGTTCCGAAGAAGAAGGGGAAGAAGTAATGGGTAATCCAAGCAAGTGGGGCGAAACCGTTGATGCAATTCGCAGGCTTGTCGGCCGTCCAGCGGCTGGCGTCCCGCTTGACGTTGCGGACGATGTGGCCCGCGCAGCAACTCGCCACTCGCAAGAGATGCACGGAAGCAACGCGCTCTGGGATGACATGCGGGCATCTCAGGAGAGGTATGGAACGTCATACTTGTTCAGCCCGCAGCGTGGCGGAACAAGTGTGGACGGCACAAAACTGTTTGACGATGTGATCAACGCCAACATGCCCGAAGGCCCGACCCTTTCGCGCCCCGCAGCCGCTGAAGACTTTGAACTCGGCTCTCCGCTCTGGCATCAGCTGGACAAGGGCTATCGGGCCAACGACAACCTTCGCCGTGGCCGCACGCCCAACCTGCGGAATCAAGACCCGCAGCTTGCCCGCATTGCTGGGCAGGAACTCAACTCCACCAACTCCGCCGCCAGAGCCACTCGGGCCGCTGATGCCCAGCGTGCCCAGGGCATGCGTGAAGGACTCGGTGAACTCGGTGCCGCTGCCGCAACTGTCGGAATTGGTGCGGGCCTGAGTTCGATGTACCCGTCTGGCGAGACGCCTACCCAAGGCGACATGACCGACACCTCGGGCACGGAAGACCTTGCGGCAGAATCCCGGCCGGCGCCAAGCGTTGAGCCTGACATGCCGCCCGATGAGCAGGAGTTTGCCGACAGGTTCAAGCGTCAGTACCTCGCCCGCGAGGCGAAGCGAAACGCCCCTGTGGACTACTCATTCCAAGCCCGCGAGTTGATGGGCAAGCTCAACGCCATGCGCAAGGCCGCTGGCGGCGAGGTGCCAGAAGCCAAGCAGATGATGGCCGAGATTGACCGGCTGCTTGGGATGGCGAATCAGCAGAAGAATGCGCCGGGCTACAAGCCCGCAATGCCTACCGACTACCACGGCGAGGCACAGCGTCTTCTCCAAGACTTGAACGCTCGTCGCATGGAAGCCGGCGGTGAAGTGGCCGATACGCAGAAGGTCATGGCGGAGGTTCGTCGCCTCCAGGCCATGGGCGATCAGATGAGAAACGCAAGGTAAGGAGCATTCATGGCCGTCAAGCATCGCCGCCTCCCCAATGGGGCGTATGAGACTGTTGATAACGTGGACGCCAACCTTGAGGCCGCTGCCACGCCTATCGCTGTTGAGCCTACGGCGGGAGCCGGGCCTTTGCCGAGCGATGTTAGGCAGGCTCAAATCGACCGACTTGTGGGCCTTGGCGATGACCCTCGCACTGCCGCCATGGTTGTAGACCGCATGCGCGAAATCCATGGCGAAGAGATGTCGCCAGAGCTGTTTGATCACTACAACAACCCAAGGGACAACGCAGCCCTGCGTCAACGAATTGCTGAGAGCAAAGCCGCCAACGCGCGGATGGCTGCTTTTGAAACCAACTACAACGCCGAGACTGGCCACCCAGAGTACGGCTACGACGAGGCCGGGAATGCGGCCAGGCTGGGGAGGGTTGACATCCGCAACCCAGGCCAAGGTGAGCGACTTGGCGCAGGGAGCATCTATGGCAGCCGCCAAGCGATTCGCCGCAATCACTGGCGTGGTGCCAACACCAGCGAACTTGACTACCAAAACTATCCAAGTGACTACGCTGAGTCCGAGGACGATGGCCGTCCTTTCGGCGGCACCGAATCCGTGGCGCCGGACTTTGCCGACTCCACGGTTCCTGGCCCTCGCACGTTGGACGGAAATTCTCCCGCGCCGTCTCGCGGCCTGACTGCAGAGGAGGCCGAGGCTTACAACACTCGCAAGCCCGGGGGGCTGTCGCAGCGAGATCGGGACATGCAGGCTCGCGGATACGTTCCGGTTGTGACTCCGGACGGTGTTTCATACCAGCCTGCCTATGTGGCCAATAGAAACAAGTATGCGATTCCCGGTGGACCCGGTCGGCCAGGACCTCGCACCGGACTTGCCAAGCCATACTTGGACGGCAAGTACGAAATGGACATTGCCGTTGGCCCCGATGGCGTTCCTCGTTCCGTTTACGCACCGACGCCTGAGTTCCGCAAACAGCAAGAAGACAATCAAAAGCGCCGCCGGCAAGAGCTGTCCGCAGAACGCGACAAGCGCCGAGCCAACTGGCAGGCTACAGCGATGCTTGCCGGCGGGTCGCAGAACCTCAACTCAGGCAACCGCTGGATTGCTCAATCTCTTGTTAACATGAGCGACGAGGACCGAGCAAACGCCATGAAGTACATGCTCCCGGGTGGACAGCTGCACGCTCAGGTGGATGCCGCAAACGCCGAGGCGGCGGCAGGAATGGCGCAGCGGGCAATGACGGCATTCTTGACGAACAACCCCGGCGCCACTCCCCTGCAGCAGGCCGCACTTGAGCAGCAGAAGGCCAAGGACCGGCAAGACATGCTGACTTGGGCCGAGGGCCACATTGGCGACAACTATGCCTACGACTCTGGCTGGGTGTCTTCTGCATTCGGGTTTGATGAGTTCACGCCTGCCGAGCAGGAGGCCGCGGTAAATGACATCATGCAGAGATACCCAGGCACCACGCGAGAGCAGGCGCGGGAGATAGTTGACAGCATTGCGGCTCGCAAGGGTGGTCGCCAAGCAGCAGCAGTTCCGCCTGCTGGCGCCACGGCTCCCGGTGCCGGCGGTGCTGACGGTGGGTTCACGGGATAAATGGCACGCTCCCCGCTCTTCGATCTCTATGATCCAGATGGACTGCTGACCGGGCAGTCCGACTACGACATTGACCCCCTGACTGGGCAGAAGCGTCGGCGGCAGATCGCTGACCTGATGCCAAAGGAGGAGCAGAGCAGCCTCCTCAATTCACTGGCCCAGATTGGTTCCTCTGGACTGGCGGCGGCTGGCTATCTGTTTGACACTCCAGGCGCCTTGATACGCGGCACGCTTGCAGGCGATCCCCTCAGTGCGTTTGGCACATCTGAGGATCGCGTTACTGGGCGAGAGCTTCTTCGCCAGTACGGAATGGTCGGAGACGAGGATACCTGGGGAAACTTCGGTGGCGGGCTTGCTGCCGAAGTGCTTCTTGATCCGCTCACTTACGGCTCGTTTGGACTTAGCACTCTCTTTGGTCGCGGCGCCAAGACGCTTGCCGGCAAGGCCACGGAAGCTGCGGGCATGCTTCGCAACGTGGCCCTTGATGCAGCCGACACTCCTGGCGTGACTGGCGTTCGCAACTACATGCGGAACACCACGCCGCGGGAACAACTGCTCACCATTGCTGACCCCGCGGTGCGTGCCGACACCGAACAGCGATTGATGCAGCAGCTTGACAGGTTTGGGGTTGGCCCCGATGGGCTGGACCAGGCTATGGGTGCGTTCGATGACGTTCGCATCCCGGGCACCAACATCGGCTTCTCATACAACCTCGGCCCGGTCGGTGATGCGGTCGCCAATGCCGCAGATAGGTTTGGGCACTTCTCCCGGAATGCCCCAATCATCGGTCACGCCACTCGCTGGGGAGCGGCAGCGTTTGATAAGTCGGCCGGCGAGTACTGGAACCGCGACCTTGAGTTGACCAACCTGGTCCAGGATGCCAACCGCCGGGCCTATCGCAACGCCGATGACCTGGCATACGCTGACCGACTGCGGCAAACCAGGCTTCAGCGCGAGGCGCTCAACGCAGAGGCTCCGGAGTTCTTTCCTGCTTCGGCCGGGTCGCTTGCTGGCCAGGCGATACCCGATGACTTGCGGACGTTCGACAACGCCCGGCTTCGCCAATCCATGGCCGACTGGGTTGAAGGCGGAGGCGGAACCCCGACCGGGCATTTCGGCCCCATGCTCCCGAACGGGGCCTACTATTCCGGCGCTCGCGGATCGGGCGACGAGATGGCCGACTGGGTCATGGAGAACGTCCCAGAGTTCCGAAACGTCCGGGACGAGTTTGCCACCCTTGGTCGCAACGCTAATGTTGCTGCCAATGATCTTGGACTTCCTGTCACGCAATGGGCGAGTCGCCAAGGAACAGACTGGTTCCCGCGTCAGCTTCACTTCTGGCAGCAGGACCGCGCTCCTGTGCGACCGGGTGCGGCGCAGGTCCGCGAGAAGCCTTGGTCCCGGGCCGAGCGAATCCTTGGTACGCAAGACAACTTCGGCCGTAGACGGCAGGCGTACACCGACCTCCCTGGTGGCATGCGGACCTTCCGGGAGCTGACGGGAAACCTCAATCCCCGCTTGGACTCGGCGGCGCTTCAGCAGCAGCTCATTGGCGCCAGCGACGATCAGGTCCGCGGAATCCTGGACAACGCCTTTGGGCAGATCGGCATCCAGGACCCGTACCAGCCGTGGATGGACGATGTCCTAAACGACCCAGCGTACATCAACGGCACGCCTGCGATTCAGCAGCAGATGCTGGATCAGGCCGACCAAGCCATCAACGGCATGTACACGCAGCTTGCCGACTTGCTCCGGGCCGCAGACACGCAGTTCGCCACCAACCGGCGAGGCATCTTTGACAGCGACCCATGGAACAACATGGCTCGCTATTCCGCGGGCCAGGCCACCAACCGAGCCAACGCCGAAGAGCTGATCCGCCAGATGGGCGAATTGGCAGAACCCATCCAAGCTAATCAGGTTGTCGGCGGCACAAGCATCCCGCTGACGCAGGCTGCCGAGCGATTCGGATTTGATCCGGCTTCTTTCCGGCAGATGTGGAACGATAGGTTTGGGGCAGACCCGACCAACCTGTCAATCAACGAGCGATACTCAGACGCACTTCGCACGCTGGCCCCGAAGACCCAGCTTGCCATGCCCGAGAGGGGCTTGCTTGGTGCGGTCGATCAGTTCACCAACATGTTTAAGGTCGGTGCCCTCGCCGCCCCGTCCTTCCACACTCGCAATGCCTATAGCGGTGCGATCAATGCCGCAACGCACGGCGCGTTCAATCTGTGGGACATGATGGCCGCAAACCGGGCGAGCGCTGGCGACTACGGCCCGCTCGCCAGGCGACTGCGAAACGCCCCCGGATTTGAGAACCTCACTGACGAAGAGCGGGTCGCAAGATACCTGGACCTGACTGGAGCCACTCAGGTCACCGGCAGCAATGCACTGGATGACGTTGCTGGAATGCCAGAGCAGGCGATGAAGGGCATGTACCTTGGCTCCGACCCGACATCGGTTGCCGCCCAAGTCGCCAACGCAGCCATGCCAAGGGGCCGTGGCTGGCGGCAATATCTCAGCGACATGTTCTCAATGCGTGGCGTTGGGTTCACGCAGAACCCGATGCGCGAGAACACTAATCCGCTGCTTGTCCTCAACGATGCTGTGGGCCAGCGGGTGGAGGACTCGCTGCGAGGCGGCATGTTCCTCAACCAAATTAGGAAGGGAGTGGACCCGCGGCGGGCCGCGGATGTGTCGTTCCTCTCAAACGTGGACTACCGGCCCCAAGCGTTTACGGGCTTTGAGAAGGGATTAAAACGGCTAATCCCGTTCTACAGTTTTCAGAAGGGCATCATCCCGAGTATCGCGACCAACGTCGTTGAGCGACCGGGCGGATTGCAGAACCAGCTCATCCGTGCCGTCAACCGCGGATCAGAGCCGTCGCAAGACAACTTCGTCCCTGAGCATCTACGGCAGTCTGCGGCAATCCCGCTGCCCGCCGACCTGCCAGGACTCCTTGGTGGGTCTGGCAACCCAGAACTCAAGCGTTATCTCAACAACATCGACCTGCCATGGGAGAGCCTGTTCCAGACTTACACGCAAGGGGTGGGCGCGGATGCGTCTTCAACTCTTGCTGACACCATCCGCAAGACTGGCTCCAACATCCTTGGGCAGACCAATCCACTTCTCAAAGCGCCATTGGAGTACATCACCAACCGTCAGCTGTACAGCGGCCGGCAGATGTCCGACTTGTACTCGGTGCTTGAGCAGGACCTTGGCCCGATAGGCAGACCACTGGAACAGCTCGTCACAAACTTTGTCCCGTTTGGTGCCCGCGGCCTCGGCCTGTATCGCCAGGCGACCGATGATCGAATGACAAGCGGACAGGCCCTGCAGAAGGCGGCGTTCAATCTCCTCGCTGGAGCCAAGCTCACCGACGTTGACTCCGACCGAGCCAAGAGACTGGCGGCGAGAGACATGCTTAACAGCATCCTGGAGACAACGCCAGGGGTCAGGACGTTTGAGAACATTGCCGTCCCCGAAGATGTTCTGATGAACATGCCGAAGGAACAGCAGGACATGTACCTCCTCTACAAGATCATCCAGTCCGAGGCAGCCAAGCGTGCCCGCGAGAAGAAGAAGCAGCAACTCGTCATGGACCCGATGCAGATGCTAGGGATCAACGGCTAGCGCGACTGACGGCACTGGGTTCTTCAACTCTGCCACCAAGACCGGATCGACATAGCACCGCTGTGCGAGTCCGGGGGTGAGGTGCCCGAGGTGGTCCGAGGGGTTCATCCCGGCTATGGCAGCATAGGTCGCGGACGAGCGGCGAAGAAACCGCCCTGACCCGGCCATTCCGGCCCGCTTGACAAGTCTCCTGAACGCCCGTATAAGTACGCACCGCCCAACCAGACCCCCGAAGATAAGGGGGCCTGAGATTGGGAGGGATGCGATGGCCTGGAGGGCGGCGCTGTCCAGCATGACTACATGCGGGCGGGCTGTCTTGGCCATCACCAACGCAACTCTGGCTCCACGGATGGAATCATGTCGCAGCGTCAGCATATCTCCGAGCCGAAGACCGCTGCTGTAGGCCACCAGAATCCAAGCTGGAAGCAGAATCTTCCATCTACATTTCTGGGTGCCACCCGGCATTTCCCCGGCAGCTTGTATCAATCTTCGTATCTCCTCATGGCTCCACGCACGGGGCAACGGACGAGGGCACTTGACACGGCGAACCTCGCCTGTACAATCGTCCACCAGCAGGTTGCCTCGGAGGGCAGCACGGCGGAGGGTGATCAACATCCTCCTGTGGTTCTGGACAGTCTGAGGAGCGAGGATATGGAGAGCCTGAGTCAGGTAGCCGTCGATGTTGCTAATGGTCAGTTCGCTGACCTGCCACGGCAGTCTTTTGGTCAGGACGCGAAGCTGCTCCGCGTACCCGGCGGAAGCCCCGGACTTCATAGCGTAGTCAAGTGCGAAGTGGTAAAGCAGCATGGGAAAGCCCCCCGATGGTGGCGAGTGTTTTTCCCGAAGTCCGAGGCATTTCATACCCCCCTGCAAAGTTCGTATAATCCGAACATGTTTACAGGCACCCCTAGCTCAATTGTCTATAGCACTCTCCGGAGTGCCCTAGTTTGGTGCGTCCTTCGGGATCACCGAATCCTACGGCTGGCGTTTCTCGCCGCCCTGACCACTGCCCTCTGGCTCAACCGATTGGGCCTCGTCTGCACCTTGCTGGTGCTTGGACATCTGGGCGAAGCGATCAAGGAGTTCTGCCCCAAGGACGGGGATTGAAGGATCGACCCTGCCCCACGGATGGGGCTTTCATTTTCTGGAGGTGTACGGATGACCACTATCAAAGAACTGCCGACCAAGGTGATCGGCATGAGCAATCAGGCGTACCGGATGGAGTCGGACTTCGACTCACGGTCCTTCCTGCACACGGTCGCCAAGCACGGCGGCGAGGTGCAGCTGTGGCTGGAGCAGGGCAAGACGTTTTTCGGTGGCAACTCAGGGACCTCCAAGGGGTCTGAGTTTGACGAGATCATCACCGGCATCCTCGGCGGCAAGCGGTTTGAGGACATGGTGGTCACCCCCCCGGACGATGTGCTTGGGAAGGGTGGCTCCCGAACGACCAATGCCTACAGGGAGTGGGCTGCCCAGCAGACGGCCATCATCTGCACGCCTGATCAGTTGTGGGCCTACAAGCAGATGCACGGCTCAATGCTGGGCAACGACGCTGCCTATGACCTGATGAAGCGGACCACCGAGACGCAAGTCTCAGTGTTCTTTGAGATAGACGGCCATCCGCTCAAGACCCGCCCGGACGCATGCTGCCCAGAGTTGTGGTGGGACCTCAAGACCACATCCCAGCCATGGGAGAAGCTCTTCTTCAGTGCGAGGGACTACGGCTACTACGAGCAGGAGTGGCTGTACGTGGAGTCTGCCAAGGCCATCGGCCTGCCGCACTTCCGCATGCCATTCGTTTTTGTGCAGACCATGCCGCCCTACGGCTGCAAGGTCTTCTATCTGCCAGTTGAACTTGTTGAGGCAGCCGGGCGCCGGATGCTCAACACCATGGAGGAGGTTCGTCTACGCCGCTCCACGGGCATGTATATGCCCGCTGACGCAAACGAGATCACGGAACTCGTTGTCCCGGCGTGGGCAAAGAAGGAAGAGGAGTACGTAGAGGTATGAATTACGACAACAACATCCTCGGGCCGAGTTGTTCGCCCGAGACATCGGAGTTGACCAAGGCTCTTGCCAAGGCCCAGGCCGAGTATCCCATCGTTGCCTATGACAGTGCGAACCCGCACTTCAAAAGCAAGTTTGCTTCATATGCACAGTGCTGCGACTCGCTCCGCGGGCCGCTCACCAAGAACGGGCTGAGTCTCCCTGACTTCCGACCCGGCCTTGTTGGTGGTCAGTGGCTCGTCGTTGGAACCCTGCGTCATTCGTCAGGCCAGTGGATCAGCGGTGCCGCCCCTTTGTTCATGGGAAAGACCGACATGCAGTCCTTTGGGGCGGCGATGACCTACGCCAAGCGGACGCTACTGATGGCTCTGTGCGGCGGGTTCAGTGGCGAGGCTGACGATGACGGCAACAGCCTTGGTGAGCAGCAGCCGCAGAAGAAGTCAGAGCCGAAGGTGGACGCCAAGAGCCTTGCCTACCAGCAGGGTGCGATCAAGGCGATCAACGAGGCCGAGAGTAAGGATCACGCGAAGAAGCATCTAGACATGGTGCGTCTCCGTGCGAAGGAGAAGGCCGTCCCTGCGGAAGTGTTCCACAGGGTTGAGGCCGAATTCAAGAAGGTCTGGGAGGTTCAAGCATGAGCGGTTACCAGCGTTTCATCTGTCTCGGCAATCTGACCAAGGATGCCGAGAGTCGCATGGCCGGCGAGAACGAGGTTGCGAAGTTCAGCCTCGCGGTCAATGGCTACAAGGACTCGGTTGAGTACTTCGACTGCGAGATGTGGAAGCCCGGTGGCGTCGTTGAGTACCTCGTCCGCGGCACTCAGGTGCTGGTGGAAGGTGAGATTCAGACGCAGTCTTGGGAGAAGGACGGCGAGAAGAAGTCGAAGAAGATCATCAAGGTGATGAAGGTGCAGCTCTGCGGCGGGAAGCGCCGTGAAGAGCCGGCCTTGGAGGAATCGTTCTCGGACTTTAGGTGATTTGAAGGAAGAAAGTGCGCGCCGCCTGGGGGCTGGGAACCCTCCGCCCAGCCCCCAGGTCTTCTCAAAGGAATGAGACATGCAACTACGTGACTATCAAGAGCAAGTGGTGGGCGACAACATCGCCGCGATGGAACGCGGAGTGAAGTCCACGCTCAACCCCATGTTCACGGGAGCGGGGAAGACGGTGGTGTTCTGCAGCCTGGCCAATCGAATCCCGGGCCGCACGCTCATCATCGTCCCGCTCAAGGAACTTCTGTGGCAGGCAGTGGACAAGGTCAGGGACATCCTCGGGGAAGACCCTGACATTGAGATGGCTGAGTACAGGGCGGGTGCCGATGACTGGTTCTCGCCCAAGGTGGTGGTGGCATCGAAGCAAACGCTGCTTTCCCGGAGGGGCGGGCAGAAGCGTTACGAGAGGTTCGATGATTTCCAACTGGTGATCGTTGATGAAGCACACATGATGTGCAGTGAGGCGGTGGTGGAGATGCTCACGCATTTCCAATCGAAGGGGGCAATGGTCGCTGGCTTTACAGCCACGCCATTTCGGATGGACGGCAAGCCAATGCTCAGGAGTGAAGCATGCAATTCTACGAAGAACTCGTCGGCGGATACGACCTGCGGTGGGCCATCGAATACGGGTGGGCTGTTTCCCCCGTCTGCAAACTAGCACGGGTGGAATCCTTGGACCTGTCAGGCATCAAGATCGTTGGCGGTGACTTCCAGCAGCAGGCCCTACAGGCCGAGTTGAATAAGGAATCCAACATCCAACGCCTGTGCCTGATCACGGCGGAGGAGATGGAGGGCCAGACCGTCCTCTTCACGGCATCTGTCTCGTCATCGAAGGCTGCGGCCCACTACCTCAACAACAACTACGGCATCCCTGCCGTGTACGTGTACGGCACACAGCCCGAGGAGGAGAGGCGTGAGGCACTCCGAGCGTTTAAGTCAGGCGAGGCCAAGGTCCTGTGCAACTGCCAAGTCGTTGCCGTTGGCTTCGATTACCCCCCTACAGCAACCCTTATTCTGGGAAGGCCCACCCGCTCAAGGTCCTTCTGGCTGCAGTGCGTGGGACGAGCCACTCGTCCGCTACCGGGCGTTGTTGATTTTGAGGGCAGTACGCCAGATAGCCGACGAGCTGCCGTCTCCGCAAGTGCGAAGAAGCACTTCAAGATAGTGGACTGCACCACGGGCAGCATCGACCACTCGCTCGTCACCAGCGTGGACATGTTCTGCCCTGCCGCCGACGAGGAAGTGAAGAAGGTAGTCAAGAAGGCGGCTGCTGAATCCAAGAAGCCACTGACTGCCGAGGAGATGGCTGACATCGCCGCCAAGGAGGCCGAGCGGATCGCATCCGCCAAGGCCATCGAAGCCATGCGGAAGAACACGCAAGGCCGGGGCTTTGGCCGGGTGGCCAGCCAAGAGATCGACATTACATGGAAGGGCAAGAGGCCGGTCGGCACGTATACGAACCCTCTCCGGGGCAAGTACGGCGGGCTGAAGATGAGCCAGCTTCCAGATCACTACATCCGATGGGCATGTGATGCACCGAGCATCAGCGGATGGGTGAAGGGTCTGTTCTGTAGGGAGTGGGAGAGGCGACATGGAATCCCCCAAGCGTCCTGACTTTCTCTTGGATGAGACGGTCGATGCGATTCTGAATCAGTTCGATGTTGAGCATGTGTTCCCTACCGAGTTTCTCAAGGAGGAGAAGAGAGATGGTTTTTGGAAACGATGGCGAGATTCGATTGCGGCATGCTTTGGCTTTCGCAGACGAGCTGCACCGCCGAGTGCTGATCAATCAGGAGTCAGCGACCGCAGTGGCGGAGAGCTTGGGGCTGGACATCCAGCAGACCAAGGGGGCCGTCCGTCTGCTAAGGAGCTTGCCTGCCAAGCCAAGCCCTGAGCGACTCGCCCTGGTGGTGATGCGTGACTGCGGGCTGGACAACCGGGACATCGCTGAAATCTTTGGCCGCTCTCCTCGCTGGGCCTATCTGGTCCGCGAGCGTGCGGTCGAACTCCGCGAGGCCGAGCCGATCCGCTGGGACCTTGAGTACTTGGACGATGGGCTTCAGCCTGGCGATCCGACTCCCACGGAAATCCTTGAGCAAGCCGAAGCCCTGCGTGTCGCCGGCACGTATCGGTCCCGGCTCCCGTCACACCGGAGAGAACTCAATGCGTTCGTTCAAGAGTGCGCTTGAGGGCGGGCACAGAGCCGAGCGTAACTGGGTTGAGTCTGTTCGCGAGGCAGGCAGGTCAGCGGCCCACGGCAAGAAGATCGTTGTAAAGGTTCACAACAAGAACAAGGACCACGTTGAGACGCCCGATGCACTGGGCTTGTTCAGCTTGGAGATCAAGGAGCGGTCCCTAACTTTCACTTCCCCGGAGGATTACCCATATGACACCGTCTTTGTTGATGACATGCGAGGACTTGGACGCGAGCGACTGCAGCACCTCGCCTACATCTACATCTCCCGGCCAACAGGAGAGTGGGTGTGGCTCACTCCCCTTGATCGGGACAACAGTTGGAAGGAACAGACTGTCTTCGACCGAGGGCGAGGGCATGACGTTCCGACCCTCGTTGCCCCGAAGAAGTTCCTCCGACCAGCCAGCCAACTCACAGACCTCCTATACCCACATCACTATCTGGACCTTGTCGATGGAGACGCAGGACTATTCCTCTCAGGAGGTGGAGCGATTGAAGAACGAGAACGCTACGTTGCGAAGACGCATCCAGACTTTGGAGGCCGAGATCGCAAGCCTCCAGGCCAAGGTCATTAATGCGTGGGGATCATGCTGACGTTCATCGACACCATAGGCGAAGGCACGTTCACCATGTTCCTCCTGATCATAGTCATCCTCCTCATCATCTTGAGCAACCATGAAGATTGAAGACCGCATGTCCATGTGGGCAGCCAAGCGTCCACGGGAAGAACCGGCCGAGCTGCTGCTGGAAGGAGCGCAGGAGATTGCCGACCTCCGCCGGCAAAGGGAAGAGGACAGCAAACAGATGAGTGCCCTGATAGAGGGTTACCAGAAAATGCAGGCGTTGTGCATCGACGGCAAGCACCTGACTGACAAGGAGCGGCGTGCCCTCACTGAGGCGAGCGAGTTCTACATTGGCACCCAGACAGGATTGACTTTGAGCGGCCTTCTGGAGCGAATGAAATGACAGACATCGTCACCCGGCTCCGACGCTGGGTTCACGCAGTCGATTCAGTCTCGGCTTCCGACCTCATGGATGAGGCTGCTGACGAGATTGAGCGGCTGCGTAAGGCCCCGTGTCCGTACGTTGTCGGCACTACAACTCAGTACTGTTCCCTGACTCCGCCCACGCTCACCGACGAGGAGCGGCAGGCGATTGAGGCGGCTGCAGACTTCATTGACGCGAAGAGTTACGCAAGTGCCGCCACGCTCCGCTCACTGCTGGAGAGAACCAAATGACTCTTCCAAGCCAGCGAACCCGATCAGTCCTTAGCACCAGGGACTTTCTCCTGCGGCTGATGAACCCCGCCCTGCCGGATGGTTTTAAGAGAGTTCCCCGCCACGTACGCGAGGAGGCCCGCAGGCTCATGCGTCACTACCCGGGGGTGGTGGACATGTCCTTGGCCGGGGAGCGGGCGCCGAACGTGTTCGACGCCGAGGAAGCCTGGAGGCTGGCCGAGTGACTATCTGCCAGCTGGACCCGCCGATCTGGGTTACCTGCCCTCTCGGGGACGGGATCGCCCTGCTCGTCATTGACTACGGCCCCCACATTAACACCGTCTGGGTTGTACATTTGACTGGGGATGGCCGCGTGACGCACGTAGACGCCTCAGAAATCCGAATAGCCGGGAACGCCATGTACGGTATCCCGGAACCCAAACGCCCCGTAGAACGCACGCCAGGGGCCTTAGAAGACACTGGACATAAGGACAGTCTCAGGTAGACTGCCGCCCTTACATAGCCCACGGATGGGCACCTGGCCTGCAGATCGGCCCCCCGCCAACTGGTCCCGTATGGGATGCGACAAGAGGGGGCAACACGGATGTGACCCGCCCGCAAGGCAATCCATCCGAACTCTTGCGACTGAGGGGTGGGAACTGGTGACTCCGCCTGCCCCGGGCTACAGCCAACCGCAAGCGCCGTGTCTGGGAGAAATGGATACAACGGCGTTAAACAATCAGCATCCAGTCGCTGCCGCCGAAAGCGCGGTCTAAGCGATTGACTTCCGGCATTTTTGCTGGGAGTCAACTGCGCCTCTGCACGGTCTACGTTTGACTGGGGCGTGATCGCCTGTACACTCCCGCCCAACCCACGGAGGTGGAAGCGTGAAGGAGCATGTACGCCGAGGCAACCAAGGTTTGCAACGGGCCATTGTGTCAAGGGCGGGAAAGACCCCGCTCGGACTTTAACAGGAACAACAGTAAGGCTGACGGTCTACAGGGCAGTTGCAGGCGCTGTGACTCCGAATATCAGAAGGATGAAAAAAATAAAGCTCGCAGAAGAAGAACGCGCGGAGCGTGGAAAGATCGGGACTTGGCTGCAGCAATGTTTCAGCAATGCAAAAGCCGGGCGAAGCATAGATCGCTAGAGTTTGGGCTTGCGCTTGAGTGGTTTCGGCAGAAATTACTGGCCTGCACGTGCGAGGTCACAGGAATTGTTTTTGTTCTTAACGTCAGGCGACATCCATTCATGCCGTCAATTGATCGCATCGACAGCAGCAAGGGTTACACGCCAGACAACTGCCGAGTTGTTCTTTGGATAATCAACCAGGCCAAGAACGACATCTTAGAAGATGACTTCCAGTCGGCCCTGCGCCAAGTAGCGGAGGCTGTCGTTGAACGCTGTTGAACGCTCCGCCCTGCTGGAATGGGTGGCCGAGCATCGCTGTTGCTCAGTGTGCTGGTGGCCCGAGTCTGATGGTCGCCGCCGGCTTGAGGTTCACCACATCGTTGGTGGCGCAGGTCGCAAGCATGACATCAGGAACTACCTTCGGCTCTGCGACCGTGACCATCACACGCTGCACAGTGGAAACAAGTTGCATGCCGATCTGGACAACCGTATACTATTAGGTGTCAAGCAGGAGTGTGATCCGGATAACTACGATCCGGAATACCTCGCCTCGCTAAGACATAAGAAGCATCTGGGCTATGACCCCGAGCCTCTGCCGGATTACTACCTCAAGGAACGGGAACGTAACACGGGATCATGGACGAGTCGCAGCCCATAGCACACGTACTCCGCGTCATCCGGCATGACACCCTGCAGCTGCGGGCCTGGTGCCCGCTGTCGCAAACCCGAGTCACCCTCTACATGGTTCCCTGTGGCATTTGGTGTCTTGATGATGCCAAGGAACACATCATCGACTGGTGTGAATTACATTCCGATGCCGACCGGCTGAAGCTCGTTACCTACGATCACATGCGAGACGAGTACGGCCGGCTCATGGGCGACCTGGCAGACATCCAGACGGGCGAAACCCTGACTGCCTACCTCCTGAGCGTTGGGGCAGCCAAGCCAAGGCCGCACCACATCCTGGAAATGCTGGGAGTTCTCCTCTCTTCAACGGAGGTCGAAGATGCTGGCGGGTGATCAGACAAAGACGAACAGTTACACCATCAGTTGGTGGTGGGAGTCCGAGACTGAGGGGCGGGATCGCCAGCTAGGCAATCCGGTCGCCTCATGGATCGGACAGAACGTGCGGGTCCTGGATAAGAAGCGCTCTCCCGAGGTGGTGAAGCTCATAGTGGAGCAGTTCCCATACCTCATGGAGGTTGAGGCCCGTCACGCCCAGCATCAGCATGCAAAGTGGAAACAGTCCAGTCTTGCAGCCAGTGG